CAAGATCCAACAGCTTTGAAGAAAAATTTAATTGGTTTTGTAGATCAAGTTATACAACAAAACGATGCACAAACTGAGGTACCTTTTGGGTTAAATACCATATTTAGTATTTATCAAGATAAATTAATCACTAAAAAACCTAATGATTCTGGTAATAATTATGTAAATGCATTTGATTATTTTTACGATATAAAAACAGATCCGAATGGAGTAAAAGATTACACAAATAAAGAAAACTATAAGTTCAAAAGTTATGTTCAAAGGTATGGAAATGTTCCAAGTGTAACGCAATTTTTAAATTATGAAAGACCTGAGTCTAGTAAAGTTCCTAATACGATAAACGAAGGGAAAACAAGCGGTATAGAAGGTTTCGATTTCACTGAAATTAAAATAAATGAAGGTCTACTTCCATGAGTATTCCTGTACAAGAATTAGATAAAGTTGTTGATGTTATAAGACAACGAACACCTGAAAGATCACTCAATGAAAATTTAACTTACGGAAGTTTGTTAAATGATGATGCTTTAAGGTTAATTGCTATAAATACGTATGTAGATTCACAAGGTAATAGACCTTTCTATAATGCAATGGTCGAAGCAGTAGGTCAAGAAGATTTAGATATGAAAATAGCTCAAGCAGAGGCACTTTTTAAAAGACGTTTTGATGCTAGAAATTTTGAACCTATAGATTATAACGTACAACAAAGACACCCTCAATATTACACGGATTTACAAAATTATAACGATCCAAATTTTAGATTTAAACAACAACAAAGAAGAAATTTAGCATACACTAGAGGTGATTTTCCTGAGAGTTTTTTAGATATTGACCCAAAACCTATAAAGCCCATAGGTTTTGATAAATCAGTAGAATTAGCTAAATACGGTATAGACTCTGCAATAGAATACGATGTTGAGGGTATGAATCAATTTAGACTTGCAATAAATTTTGGAGCACCTCGTAATGTAACACCTGAAGATTTGAATTTTGCTAAAAATTATATGGGTTTAAGTGCCAGAACTAGATTAGAAAATCCAGGAGCGAGAGGAAAGTTTGCTGATATCATCAAAGGAGACTTTGGTTATGTTGATCCTTCTAGACCAGAGTTAGGTATAGCTATTTACGAAGAAGGTAAAAGACCCGTGTTATTTGATTCACCATTGATTACAGGATTAGATGTAGCAGAGTTTGTTGCACAAGAAGGTCCTACTTTTGCAGGTGAAGTGATTGGTTTTAAAGGTGCAGGATATTTTAGAGATGATTTTTTAAAAGCTATACCAAAAGGCAGCGGTATCGCAGGGAAAATAAGAGACAGCGTAGCGTTTAATTCAATAATTGGTGCTGGTGCAGCAGGTGCAACCTTTTTACAAAGAATGGCAGGTTTATCTTACGGTGCTCATGATAGAAGTATTACAGATATAATGACAGAATCTGGTCTTATGGGTATACTCGCTTATGCTGGTAATCAAACCATAGACATATTTATGAATGGAATACCAAAAATCTATAGAGCGATAGTAGGTAAAGATATAGGAGCCACTGAATTAAAAGAATTAGAAGAAGCTTTTAAGGCTTATGGAGAAAGTAAAAAAGGTGTAAAACAAACAACACTATCAGGTAAACCTGAAGAAATCACATTATTAGATATTGATACAGCAATAGAGAGTTTAGCAGATAAAATAGGCGATGATGTAATGTTTAATCCTACATTAGCACAAGGCACAAAAAATGAATTTGTAGCTAACCTTGAACAAATTTTTAACACGAATGCTAGTAATCCAGAGTTTGCTAAATTTTATCAAGAAGTTTTTAAAGGTAATAAAGAAGTTGAACAAAAATTTTTTAATGCTTTATTTGATAAATTAGATAATTCAATAACAGGAGAAACCGTTGGTAGAGATTTATTAAAAAGAATAGATATTAAAAGACAATCATTTTTAGATGAAGGTGAACTTATAATAGATAGTTTATCTAAACAAGTAAACGACATAAAAGACATAACACAAGGTAAGGGTGTTTTGAGTAAAGTTTTAGACGAACAAGCTTCGAGTGATTTATACACAAGACAAACTTCAAAAATCAATGCTGCTGCTAAAAAATACAGAGCAGATGCAGCACAATCTTTAGACGATGCTTTTGAAGAGTTCGGTTTAAATGAAATTAAAACAAACAGTAGAGCAGGTGGTTTTAGAGATGCCTTAATTAAATTTAGAGATTATGGAGAAGGCGGTGATTTATTTAAAGGATCAACACAACAAGTAAAAAATAAATTTAATGACTTTTTTGATGAGGAAACAGCAGAACGTTTATTACGTTATACAGACGGTGATTTAAGTATCTCTGAACTAAATAGATTACGTATAGATTTAGGTCAGTTCCGTGCAGATTTAAGTAGAACTAGTAACAAACCATCGGATATGAGAATATTTGATGTCGTTTCTAATTTACAAAGAGCATTAGAAAATAATATTTTTGCTATAGCTAAAAGAAATTTATCAGTAGGTGAAGCAGCAAAATTCCAAAGTATTTTTCAAGCTCAAAAAGCTGCTACTGAATTAGCAAATAAAGAAATAGTTTTAGAGATTGCTAATAAACAGCCTGAAGGTGTGGTTAGTTATTTATTTAATCAAAACATTCCTGGTGCAACAACTAATACAAAAGTAAAAGATTTTGTAGAGTTTTTAAAGGTTACTGATAATCTAGATGATTTAAAAGTAATACGTAACGATATTATAGATTATATGCAAAAAAACTTTTTTGATGAATCTGTAGGCAACTCTTTAAAAAGAGCAGAAAAATATAGACAATTCGTAGATGAAAAACAAAGCGTATTAAGAGAAATATTTGATGAAGATCAATTTAATAAACTGTTTCCTAGTTTTAAAAACTTCAATGAACAAATATTAGAGCCATTACAAGTTTATAATCAACAAATAAACATCTTAAACAAAACTTACGGTGAGGGCACTCCTTACAATATCGTAAGTAATATACTAGGCACAGGTGAGACTGCTCGAGCTGCTGGAGAAGTAGCTACAGATATAGATTTTGTTTTAGGTTTATTGAAATTAGGTGACCCTAAAGATAATAAAATTTTACAAGATGAAATAGCTCAAGCTACAAAAAAATATATTTTTCAACGTATTTCAAGCGATGGTGAGTTTGACGTATTTAAATTAAATAACTTTTTGAATCAAGGTTTTGCTGACGGCATGGGCGATGCTTTAAGTTTTGATGGTACTTTTGGTAAATTACTTGGTAATGAAGCAGACGAGTTTTTAAAAAACATGAAAGTGTTAAGAGATATTGGTATAAGAGTAAATGGTGATTTAACATCAGGACCTGCTGGTTTAAGGAAACAAATCGAAGATAACATATCAAACCCACAAATTAATTATTTAAAACGATTTTTTATTCCGCCTTTAACACAAACAGGTAGAAGAATTACAGCAGGGGAAAACTTAATTGCAGACAGGAACTCACAATTCGTAAGCGAACTTATACGTGATCCAGAATTATTTAGAGCATTCACTGATGGTCTGAAAACTAGAAAAGGATTTAACGAGTTTTTAAAATTAGCACAAACACACCATTCTGCTGTAGTTAATGATGTAGGTGATCAATCAAAAAACTATGACCCAGATAAAAAACAGATGAGAGAAAGAGCAGATACATTTAGTGAAGAATTATTAGAAAGATCAATACAACAATATGGTTTAGACTATACAATAGAACAATTACTAGACGCTGGTTTGTTATAATGAATGGAATAATAGACATAATTAGAAACTTAAAAAATTCTGCTTCTAATCAATACGAAGGCGATATCGTAGAGTTTTTAATAGATTTCATAAAAGAAGGCGAATCTAACGATAGAGAAATGCAAAAACAACAATTCGGTGAGATAACTCCTTTACAAAAACCAAACAATCCATTAGCTAATTTAATTCAAAATCAACGTAAATCTTTCGGTTTAGATGAGGGCACACCTGTAGCACCGTTTGAGATGCCTAGAAATGACAGCACATTTAGAGCTCCTATGAAACCAGAAGAGTTTGGTAGGTTAGATAATAGTTTAAATAAAGGCGTAATGGAGTTGCTAGGAATGTCTAATGACGATACACTAGCAGAGTCTTTTAGAAACAGTTTTAGACCAAATAAAATATGAAACAAGGTATTGAACAATTAAAAGAAATATTAGTATCAGGTGGAAGATCTGATGTCCCTATGCAACCCCCTAGTCAACCAAGGAGACAGACGATGCCACCCATTCCCTCAGATGTAGCAATGACCCCTGAGGAACCAGAGATGGCGGCTGGATCAGGCGGTGATTCAGCCGCATTAGCACAAGCTGTAGTACAAAGAACACAGGGTGATGTACAACAAGCTATATCAATGTTAGACGATGCAAAAGCTATGTTAATGGCTTCTGGTAGAAAACCTATTATGGCAGCAGAGGGTAAAGAATTAGATGCAGACGGTGTGCGTAATATGATCATGAAAGGTCAAGAGGGTAGAACAATGTCTGATAAAGATATGCCGCTGACTCAAACAGGTAGAAGAAACAAAAATATCTTTATGGAGAGAGCAAATTTATTCAATAGGTCTTAACCTATCCAATCTTTCCATTTATCGTCACCTAAAACTTCTTGAGCTAGATTCAGCTTTTTACGTAAAGCTTTTACTATTTTTTCGTCTACAGTATCTTTAGCTACAATATCGATATAGGTAACTTTATTTTCTTGACCTATCCTATGTGCACGATCTTCAGATTGTAAACGTTTTTCTAAATCATAATTATTAGAATAATAAATAACATTCTTCGCCTGTGTCAAAGTTATACCATAGCCGCCTGTTTGTACGTTACTAACTAAATACTGTAACTGTGAATCAGGGTTTTGAAACTCATTTATAGTAGGCTGTCTTTCTTCATCTGGTGTTTCTCCGTAATACGAAGCGACTAAATCACTACCAACTGTATCTTGTAATACTCGTAAGATTCTTTTTATATCGTATTGGTAATTAGCCCATATAATTGTTTTACCTTGTAGTTCTTGTAGGATATCTAATAATTCATCAACTCTTTTATTTTTAATCTCTATTTCTTCTCCTTCGTCATGTTTTACGAAGCCACACGAAACTTGGTGTAATCTTAAAATCTGTGTCAATACAGAGCTTACGCTTACTATTTCGTTATTCTCTAATAATGAGATAGCGTCTTTTTTAATTTCTTGATAAACCTTTTTCTGTTCTGGTGTGAGTTCTACTTCTCGCCTAAGATAAACTTTACTTGGTAGGTCTAAACAATCTTTTTTCAAAACACGGTAAGAAAAATCGCCAACCTTATTGCTAAGTTCTTCTATGTTTTGATAACCTATAACTTGTCTAAACTGTCTTTGTCCCATAGTTCTATTTATTAGTTGGGCGTATCTATTTTGAAAAGAGTAAAACGATGAGTACCCTAACATACTGTCCGATAAGAACTCCGACTGACTGTATAAGTCTAACGGTGATTGAGTCACAGGGAAGCCTGTAAGTATTCTTCTAAACTTTGTATTCCTTGCTAACTTAATTAAAGACTTAGTTCTTTGTGCTTTTGGGTTCTTTATAGTAGTTGATTCGTCAACGGCTATGAGAGCATTATGAGCAAGTAAAAACTTTTCTACGTAGGTCACACCTTTTTTCGTACTAAAAGCTTCTACGTTTACCACTAATATTTTTAAATCTGCTAAAGGTTCGAAGATATCGACTAAAGCTTTTTTATTCTTCTTTGTAGGTGCGGGATCCCAAGCCACCACGTTATAAACAATATGTTCTGGCATATGGGTAGGTATTTCTTTTTCCGACCAATTTTTATATACGCCTTTGGGTGCTACTATCACCGCCGCATTGATAGCCCCCTTATCGTATAGTAAGGCTATATTATCTATAAGGACTTTAGATTTACCTGTGCCCATCTCCATAAAATAAGCGTATTCAGGTTTGTTCCAAGACCTCTTTAGTGCCTCAAGCTGATGCTCATAAGGCTGAGTTTTAAACTTGTATTTCATAAGCTTTCTAATTTCTAAGAGTGATTATATATTTTTTAAGGAAAGAAATATACGCCAAAGTAATACTTTTCTCATGCCCTCTAATACTGATCTATCTAGTAAAAACAGGACTCAGAAAGAAAATCTATTAAATTATTAGTTCTATTAGCAGTTTTAAAAATTTTTTTCCTAATTAAAATACTTTTTAAAAAGTAATAATACTAATAGCTTTACTTTGACGTTTAGTTTTAGTATCTTAATTTTTTAGAAATAAGAAAGGAGAAAAATGACAGTATATGTTGTACAAGAGGTGGCGGGTCGAAACATCGCATCTGCTAGACAGTTCGGTGATTTTGAAGTCTTGTTGCCCTCTAACAGTAATATTATGCTTAGTTCTGCCCCTTCGGTACGTAGGATGAAATCTATCCTTCAAGACTTTAAGGACGAGGACTATCTTCTTTTGATTGGCGATCCTGCCGCTATTGGTGCGGCATGTGCTATCGCTGCTTACTATAACCGAGGTCGGTTTAAACTATTAAAGTGGGACAGGCAAGAAGGCTTGTACTACCCCGTAGAAATCGACATTCATAAGAAAGGAGAAATATGAGTACAGAAAAACCAACTTTTGAAGAACTCGTAGGTGAAAGCGATGTCCAAGATTGGGACAACAACATTACCGACGGTGAACTAACTTTGGTTTCTTCTTTAGCACAGAAACAACTTCAATTAGCTCAAGAACTATCAGACCTAGAAGAAGCTGTTAAAATGAAAAAAGAAGAACTTCGTGTGACGTCTGAGCAAGAGTTACCTGAGGCTATGCAAGCCGCAGGACTTACTGAAATAAAATTAAGTAGCGGTGAGAAAATCTCCGTAGCTGAGTTTTATAACGCTCATATATCTAAAGCGAATCAAGAAGTAGCGTATAAATGGTTAGCTGATAACGGACATGACGGTATTATTAAAAATGAAGTTATGTTACGTTTTGGTAAAGGAGAGACGGAAATGGTTGATCAGACCGTGGACGCTCTTAAAGCTAGGGGACTAGCTCCAGAGATACGTGCAAGCATACATCCTAGTACTTTAAAAGCTTTTGTAAAAGAGCAATTAGGTGCGGGAAGTGATATTCCAACCGAGCCTTTTGGTATCTATATAGGTAACAAGGCTATCATTAAGAGGGACTAATGACCGATAAAAATAAAACTGAAATAGCTGAGCCTAAGAGCACAGCAATGGGCGTGTTTGATGATGATTTATTATCTGAAGGCACGGGATTAGAGGAAACAACTGCGGATGATTTTGCGATACCTTTTATAAGGGTTTTGCAAAACACATCACCACAGCTTATAAAAAACAACGGTAAATATATTGAAGGTGCGAGTGCTGGAGATTTATTAAACACCGTTACTAATGAAGCTTATGATGGTGTTGAAGGACTATCTGTAGTTCCATGTGCCTATACTAAAAAGTATATTGAATGGATTCCTAGAGAGAAAGGCGGTGGTTTAGTAAACGCTAACCACACAGCTGAGATCTTACATCAATGTAAGCGGGACGAAGAAAGCAGACGTTATTACTTACGTAACGGTAATGAAATAGTAGAAACTGCACAGTTTTTCGTGTTAGCTTATAAAGGTGATGAGGCACCGTCACAAGCGGTATGTGCCTTTACGTCTACACAACTAGGTGCTGCTAGAAAGTGGCTAACTATGTTACGTATGGCTAGGGTGCAAAATAGTAAAGGTCAGTCTGTACAGGCTCCTATGTTTGCTTATACGTATAAGTTGACGACCACTTCACAATCTAATGATAAAGGTTCTTGGCAAGGTTACTCAATTAATCAAGAGGGATCAACGCCTATGGAACTAGCTTTAGTAGCTAAAGAGTTTATGACTGCTGCTAGACAAGGAGAGGTAGAGGTAAAACATGAGCAAACAAGAGATGATTCTTCGTCTGCTCAAGTTATTGATGACGAGCTGTAAGATAACAGGAGTAACTAATGACGTTAGCAAAAGAATTTGCTACACGATTTGCGGGACTTCGCCAAGCTTACGGAACGTTTACTGCTAGTAACGACCAACGAGAAGATGGTAAAGAGAACGGTAAAAATATTACTATCTCTAAAGAGTTAGATGATGATGCTGTACTTCAGTTATGGGATAATCATCTGGCGGGTAAACAAAGCATAGGTATTGTCCCTATAGACGAGAATAATTCTTGTGTATGGGGTGCAATAGATGTTGACGAGTATCAGTTAGATCTCAAAAGTTTATCTAAAAAGATAGCTAAGTATGAATTACCTCTCATAGTTTGTAGGAGTAAAAGCGGCGGAGCTCACGTTTATTTATTCGTGAGCGAGCCCGTTTCTGCATCGATGATACAACGAAAGCTACGACAGTTAGCCGCAGCTTTAGGTTTTGGTCAAGCAGAGATATTTCCTAAACAGACACAACTGTTACTAGAACGTGGCGATAGAGGCAGCACTTTAAATATGCCATTCTTTGGCGGAGAGAACTCCACTAGATATGCATATGGATTAAAAGGCGAAGCTTTATCACCTCAAGAGTTTTTAACGTTAGCAGAGGAAAAATGTTTAACACCAGAAAGTTTAGAAAGTTTAGAGATAAATCCTTTAACAGAGAATATAGATTGGCTAGATCAATCACCGCCTTGTTTACAACACTTAGTTGTGCAAGGCTTTCCGAAGGGTACAAGAAACTCGGGACTATTTAACATTGGTGTGTTCTTACGTAAAAAATACCCTGATGATTGGGAAAAACGAATAGAAGAAATAAACGTGCAGTATATGCAGCCCCCATTAGTAGCACAAGAGGTTTTAACTGTGATTAAACAGTTGAATAGAAAAGATTACTTTTACAGGTGTAATGATCAACCTATAGCAAGCCATTGTAATAGTCCACTATGTCGGACTAAAAAGTTTGGTATAGGAGCAAGTTCAGGCACACCTTTATTTAGTAATTTAACAAAACAAGATAGTGAGCCGCCGATATGGTTTTTAGATGTGGAAGGTGGCAGACTAGAGTTAGAAACAGATGATTTGTTAAATCAAAACAGGTTTCAAAGAAAGTGTATGGACGCTTTAAATAAAATACCGCCAAAGGTAAAAGAAAATGTTTGGCGACAGATTATCCAACAACTGTTAGATAGTTTGACGATTGTAGAGGTGCCGAAAGAATCTTCTACTGAAGGACATTTTTTAGAGCTTTTAGAAACGTTTTGCACAGAGCGACCTGCAAGGGAAAGAGACGAACTTTTGTTACATAAGCCATGGACGAATAAAGGTAAAACTTATTTTAGACTTAACGACTTAATGGAGTATTTACACAGGAATAATTTTAAAGATTACCCTAGAAATAAATTAACAGCTAAATTAAAACAGTTAAGTGGAGAGCCGCACTTTTTTAACATAAAAGGAAAAGGTGTTAATGTATGGTTTATAGAGGAGTTCCAAGCTCAAGAAGAACCTCATGATTTACCAGACTTCGATGATAGTTTGATATGAAAGAGTTCATAAAAGAAGCGTTAATGTTTAATCCATTTTTCGAGAAGTGGAACCCACCGCAAACAAGGGTGTATGAAGGAAAGGTAGTTAAAGGCAGACCAACTAGGGGTTTTGGTGATGGGTCTTTTAACTATGCAGGAAAGCATATGAACCCTGAGCGGTGGGATTCTGTGATCTTTATGCCGTTTATAAAAGCAGCAGCAGAACGAGTAGCGGAACAAGTATTAGGTAAAAAAGTTAGATTTACTTTTTGTTTGTGTGGTTATTATTCTCACATGGGTGAGGGTATACCCCATCATTCTGATACAGTTCCTGAATACGATGATATTGTTTTATCTGCTTCTTTCGGATCACCTAGAGTTTTTGAGTGGATTGAGTATAGCGGACAGATAAAAGATAACTGTAATACGAGTGATATAAATATTGAACATAAAGAGATAGTTAAAAAAGAATCTTACATTATGGAACACGGCGATATTATGTTATTTGATGGGTACTCACAAATGAATAGTACACACGCAGTTCCTGAAGTTATGGGACCGCTAGGCGATAGAATCAATATGACTTTTAGGTCAGGCTTATGACTTTACCTAGCCATACACAGATGATACTTGGACCTCCTGGTACAGGAAAGACTAGCACTTTATTAGGTTTAATAGAGGATGAGTTAGAAACAGGAACCGAGCCAGAGAAGATAGGATTTTTTACCTTCACTAAGAAAGCTGTTAATGAGGGGAAAGAGAGGGCGATCAATAGGTTTTCCATATCGAACCGTGATCTCCCTTTCTTTCGAACACTACACTCTTTAGCTTTTAGACAGTTGGGATTATCTAAAGAAAACGTGATGAATAAATCTAATATCTTAGATTTAAATGAAAAACTAAACATACGTCTTACAGGTAGAACTACATCAGAAGACGGTCATTTGTTTGCTATGACACATGATGATAGATTAGCGTTTATAGAAAATTTAGCTCGTATGAAGAACATACCGTTATCAGAACAGTGGCACGAAGTTGATGATGCTGTGGGTTGGTTTGAATTAGAACGTTTTGCTAGAGGTTTAGAGTTATTTAAGAAAGATAGATTGTTAGTTGATTATACAGATATGTTACAAATGTTTTTAGAAGAAGGTGCTGTACCTTTTTTAGATGTTATGTTTGTAGACGAGGCACAAGACTTATCACCGTTACAGTGGGCTGTAGTGCGGAAGATGGCAGAGAAGGCTAAGAAGATTTACGTAGCGGGTGATGACGATCAAGCTATTTATAAGTGGGCGGGAGCTGATGTCGAATACCTGATTAGTAATTCTAAAGACGCCATGGTGTTAAAACAATCTCACAGAGTGCCTGCCTCTGTACACGGGATAGCAACGAAGTGTATTGGTCAAGTTAGATCAAGAGTACATAAAGTATGGGAGCCTAGAAAAGAACAAGGCATGGTACGTTGGGAACCTAACATATCATTAGTAAATATGGACGAGGGTGATTGGCTTGTTTTAGCTAGAACAAATTATTTATTAGAAGAAGTAGATGAATACTGTAGGAACGAGGGGTGGTTTTTTGAGGTAAAAGGTAGACCGAGTATATCAGAGAAGAAAGTAAAAGCAGTATTAAGTTGGCAATCTTTGATGAAGGGTGGTCGTATAGCTTTAGCAGATTGTGTTGATTTATTTAAGTACGTAAAGGTACAGAACTATAAGAAGATAGATAATTTAGATTTTAAGACTAAGGATTACGTAGAATTAAAAGCTGACTTCCCTGATTTACCACAAGGTAATTGGTATGATGTTTTTACATTGATTAGTCCGAAAGAGATTAGTTACATAAGAGCTATGTTACGTAGAGGCGAAAAGATTACTAAAGAACCACGTATACGTTTATCAACGATACATGCTGCAAAAGGTGGGGAAGCAACCAATGTCGTATTAATAACCGATATAACAAGTAGAGTTTATAAAAATTATCAGAAAAACCCTGACGATGAAAACAGGGTGTTTTACGTAGGTTTAACAAGAACAAAACAGAATCTTTATTTGATAGAACCGCAGTCCACGAAGTGCTTTACTTTGTAACTATTAATAAAGTAAAATGGTTTAACTTTTAGAAAGGAGAAAATATGTCATCTATAAGAAGAAAACTTACTGTTAATGAAAATGACAGTAAAAATACTAGAATGGATTTAGCTAGTGCTGGAGTTCTAGGTAATTGGAGACCCGATGAGTTAGCTCATATGAGTCGTTTCGATAAGATAGCTAGTTTGTGCATAGAACATGCAAAAGCGTTAGGGAGACCCTTAGACACTTTAGAAATAGGTTGTGGAGAGTGTTGGGCTTTACGTTGTTTATATAAGGCATACGTAGTTAAAAAGTCCGATATTATCCGATCTTATTACGGCTACGATATCGATCCAGCGTGTGAGTTAGAAAACCCATTTTGGTCTAATGCAGGGGGTAGGTTAGAAGAATCTACGTGGTTTAAAAACTTCAACGGCGAGATACGTATACAAGACTTGACGGTTAATCCTAAACTTGATTTACCTGATGAAAGTATAGATTTCTTTTGGTCTACGGAAGTTATTGAACATATGGGTAGAGAGTTTGTCCCCCCATGGCTAGACGAGGCAGCTCGTGTTATGCGACCTACAGGTATAGCTTATGTGTCTACACCTAATCATGATGGCTCTAACGATAAGTTGCCTGAAGATCATGTTTATGAGTGGGGTTTTCAAGAACTTAAACAAGAACTAGAAAGAAACTTTCATGTGCAGGCGGTTACAGGTACGTTTATACAAATACCTAATTTTAAGAAAGTACAGGCGGATCCTGACGCAAGATGGTGGACGGATGATATGATGGTCTATTTAGAGGAACGTTTCGGTAGACAATTTTTTAGAATGGTTGCGGCTATGTTTTATCCTGAACGAGCTAATAACTGTGCTTGGAGATTAACTAAGAAGTAATGTTCATTCAAGAAGAACTTGATAGATATTTCTATTGGATAAATGAGCGGGAGTCCATCCGTTATGTTAAAGAACAGACGGATGAGACTCCACCGTACTCGAAAGATCCAATATTTAATAATTATAAATTCTGTCAGGTTTTTAGAGAGGACGATAGAACTACTCGTTGGTTTAGACGACACATAAGAGAACCTCTAAAAGATGATCCCGATGTTTTTATGGCTACGGTTATTTTTAGATGGTTTAATCTAATAGATACAGGTAGAACTTTGATAGAAAACGATCTGTTATTTAATTGGGATAGGCAGAAAGCTATCGATTTAATTAAGGAGCAAGATCAGTGGATCACGGGTGCTTACATTATAAAAACACCTAACGGCATGGATAAAGTATCTGGAGTCGCTGAGTGTATTAGCCATATGTGGAACGATAGAGAATACCTTATAGAACAATCTAAGGGCTGTAATCTAGAAACTTTTTGGAAGATTATACGAGCTTATCCTTACATGGGACCGTTCATGGCGTATGAAGTAGTTACCGATCTTAGACATACTTGCATTCTTAATCAAGCTAACGATATCTATACTTGGGCTAATGCGGGACCAGGAGCCATGCGAGGACTGAATAGGCTAACAGGTAGAGATTTAAAATACACTAGACGTACTCACGATTGGTGCGGTGAGATGGTAGAACTCTATTCTTTATGCGAGGGTAATCTATCACCTTTGATAGCTCGTTCTTCTAACGAGTTTGAGTTACGAGAGATAGAGGGTGGTTTATGTGAGTTTGATAAATACTCACGAATATATAAAGGCGAAGGCAGAACAAGATCAATTTTTAAACCTAGCGATCTTCCTATTATAGAAGATTGCGGATCAAACGGAGAAAGTAATTATGACATTAGAGGATGAATTTATAGACTTGATAGATCAATACGGTGATTTAGTAGATATCTATTACACACAGTTTTTAGAAGTAGCGTTCTACTTAAAGGTGGCGGCTGATCAAGAAATGGCTGTAGGTTTTATTAAGAAGAAATTACCACAGCTTTCAACAAGCGACATACATAATTTAATTACAGAGATAGTAAGCGGACATCAGGAGCTGTTATGAATGTCTTATTAGGTAGGAATATAAACGAAGTTTTGTTAAAAGGCATAGACCTTTTTCAAGATCCAAGAAATTTTAGGGTGCAAGAAAGTAGAAACGGCGTTACCTTCGAGGCTTTAGAACCTGTTACTACGGTCTACGAGAGACCGTGGGAGAGAGTTTGTTTAATTAAAGATAGAGACGCTAACCCATTTTTCCATTTTATAGAAGGTTTGTGGATGTTAGCGGGTAGAGAAGATCTTGAGCCTTTAACTTTCTTTGTAAAGTCTATGGAAGATTTTTCAGACGATGGCAAAACACTACACGGTGCTTACGGTTTTCGATGGAGAGCTAATTTTAATTTTAATCAGATTACGATGATAGTGAATATACTACGTAATAATCCAGATGATAGACGCTGTGTTTTACAGATGTGGTCTCCTGTAGATGACTTAGGTAAACCAACGAAAGACGCTCCTTGTAATACTAATATTTACTTTAAGGTGAGAGATAACGAATTAGATATGACTGTTTGTTGCCGTAGTAACGATATGCTTTGGGGAGCCTATGGAGCTAACGTTGTGCATATGTCTATGCTACAAGAATACATGGCGTATAAGATTGGTGTTCATCCAGGAAGATACAGACAGATTAGTGATAGCTTTCATGTCTACCCTAATGAAGTTTGGAAAAGAGTTAAACATTTAAAAATAGACCCTATGACTTTTAGAGAGCATTGGGTAAATCCTTACGATAAGTTGAAAGATTATAAATATCGATCTTTTGCATCGGAGCCTGATAGTATTAGACCGTGTCCCCATTTAGACGATGAATTACATATATTCTTCGATAGTATGTTGGGAACGACTTACGAGTGGAAATCATACGCTATACGGAAAATAGCTAAACCTATGGTAATGGCTTACAAGGCGTATAAAGATAACGATATAGAGAATTCATATCGACACGTACAAGAGATTGAACCTGTTGATTGGATGTTAGCTTGTTTTAATTGGATAAAGAAAAGAGACAAGTCTGGCAAAGTAACTTTAATTAATAAACCAAAGGAGACTATATGAGTGATACTAATTGGGAGAAGATGAAAGAAGTGGCACAAAACGATCTTTCAGCTTTACGTACAGCAGAGACATCTTACGGTGACTCTTGGAAACGTAGGGGTGGGGTTGGAGCCTTTATGATGTTAGCCCGTAAATTCGATAGGATAGAACACCAATCAGAAAAACATGGTTGGGACGTATTCGAAGCGGGTCAGATATTTCAAGGCGAAGCAGGTCTGTTAGACGATATTAGAGATTTAAGAAGATATCTATTATTAGTCGAGCAGGAAATTTTAACAAACTATTCTGGATCAGCAGTAGCGATAGATCAAGAATACGAAGATGAGGTAGATGAATGAGTATATTTAGTTTTATAAAGAACTTATTTTCTAATAAAGAGGATAGCGTAAAACAGGCAGTAGAAGACGGTAAGGTAGAACTTAAAAAGTTTGATCCTGAGTTAGTTACACCTGAGCCTGTTCGAGCTAGAACTAAGAAAGGCACTTTTAAAGCGGATGATCCTTCTACTCCTGACGTAAACGAAGCTTACGTTGGTGGTAAGGCACCGAAGAAAAAGAAAACAAAAAGGTCTAAGAAGAAAAAATAAATGCAACAACCTATGTTTACACCTGATAGTAAATGGTCTGTACCTGATGTGTTTCCTACGTTTGGGGAGACAGAAACGTTAGCTATAGATTTAGAAACTTACGACCCTCATCTGCTTACTAGCGGTCCAGGGTGGGCTACAGGTCGTGGTCATATAGTTGGCATTGGCGTTGCCTCTGATAATTGGAAAGGCTACTTTCCTATACGTCACGAGGGCGGCGGAAACTTAGACGAAGATGTTGTTTTAAAGTGGCTAAGAAACACTCTTAAATCGGACAAACGTGATGTGGTTTTTCATAACTCGTTGTACGATGTGGGGTGGTTAAAAAGGGAAGGCATTGATATTCACGGACAAGTTCTGGACACTATCATTGCCGCTCCCTTGATAGATGAACATAGATATTCTTTCTCTCTCGACTCTTTGGGAGAGACTTACTGTAACGAAAAGAAAGATGAATCGTTATTACAGGATGCAGCTTTGGCTTACGGTATAAATCCTAAGTCAGAGATGTATAAACTTCCAGCTAAATACGTTGGACCTTATGGCGAGCAAGATGCAGCCCTTACCTTAAAATTATGGAGGGTATTAAAAAACGAATTAAGATATCAAGACGTAGAAAAGATATTTAAAACAGAGTGTGCTCTACTACCTCTACTGATAGAAATGAGATGGCAAGGGGTACGGGTAGATGAAGAAAAAGCACACAGGATAAGCGAACAGTTATCGAAGGAAGAACAAAAGATACAGGTAGAGATAAAACGTAAGTACGGTTCAGAAGTAAACCTTTGGGCTAATGCTTCGTTAAAAGACATATTCGATAATAATAATTTATGGTACCCGCATACTGAAAAAGGTATGGCTAGTTTCCAAAGAGATTGGTTAGAGAAACATGAACACGATCTACCAAAACTTATTGTAAAAGCAAGAAAACTAAATAAAGCTAGAACAACGTTTATAGATAAGATGATTTTAGAACACTCTTACGAAGGTAGAATACATGCGGAAGCTCATCCTCTACGTAACGATAGCGGCGGTACAGTAAGCGGTAGGTTTAGTTACAGTAATCCTAATCTACAACAAGTCCCTGCTCGTGACCCAGAGATAGGCAACTTAATTCGTTCTGTTTTTATACCAGAAGATGACTGTCAGTGGGGCGTGTTCGATTACTCACAGCAAGAACCTAGAATAACCGTACATTACGCTAATAAAGTAGGTCTAGCGGGTGCTAAAGAAGCCGTAGCGGACTATAGAGATAAAAACGCAGACTTCCACCAGATAATAGCGGACATGGCTAATATCCCACGTAAGCAAGCTAAAGTGATTAATCTAGGGCTAAGTTACGGAATGGGTAAAGAAAAGCTAATTAACGAATTAGGGCTTGATGATGTAGAGGCTGAAAAGCTATTTCTTCAGTATCATGCTCAAGTACCATTTATAAAAGGTTTACAAGATCATTGTACTCGTGTGGCTAACGATAGAGGGTACATAAAAACTCTAGGGGGGCGTAAGTGTAGGTTTGATTCTTGGGAAAAACGTTACGAAAGAAGCACACCGTTACCCTTAGAAGAAGCAAAAGAAAAATACGGTGACGATTTACGTAGGTCGTATACGTACAAAGCACTAAATAGATTAATACAAGGTTCGGCTGCTGATATGACAAAACTAGCTATGTTGGATTTATGGAAGGAAGGAATAGTTCCACACCTACAGGTTCACGATGAGGTAGATGTCTCTATCGAAAACGAACAACAAGGTAAGCGAGTAGCAGAGATTATGGAAAACTGTATACAACTTGCTGTACCTTTAGTTGTAGATATAGAGGTAGGCGAATCTTGGGGTGATACAAAGGAGGTTTAATGAAAGGTATATCGAAAGAACGTATGATGAAACAAGACAGAATGTATAAAGATATGTATCTGGTTTGGATAGGAGATGGTTGTACTCTACAGGAACTTGGAGAAAGATTTAACGTTACGAAACAAAGAGCTTGGCAAATTATGCAGAGGTGTCTACTCGGAGACGGTTACTATTACACAGGACAACAAAAAGCTAGAGAGAAGTGGCAAGAGTTAGCTAAACTCTACTCTAATGAAGAAGAACAAATACAACGAGCTTATAACGAATGGCTAGAAAGAAAATGTATAAGAACTATAGCTAACAACAAAAAGAAGGCTCCGCATACAGGATGGGATTTCTGATGAAGTTTGTATTAGTGTTCCCTCTACTCACGTATAAAAAGAGATTATTAATACAAGATAAGAGTAAGAACATAAAACAAGAATGTTATTGGTGTGGCGATAATTTTGAAGCTACTAGAAAAAAGAAGTTTTGTTCAGTAAATTGTAGAGAAGAAAATAGAACGTACAAGTGGGGGGATCTTACTAAGAATGTTCATCTAAGCTCTACTGAGGGTAAAAAATCTTGTTTATGGTGCGGTATAGACCATTTAGAAAAATCATATTATTGTAGTGATAAATGTAAAGAGTCTTACGATTTAGCACGAAATAAGCAGTACACTAAGATATACGAGAAAGGTGATATAAAGCCTGGAATCGACCAAACCGACAGGGAGCCAATAGATTGTTATGGGCATTGTACTCTACCTGAACAGATTATAGATTTGATAGGTTATACAGTAAGCGATGATTCTTATATCTATGAAGATCCTGTAGAGTTATTTGAGAAAATAAATGAAGAAACTACCCCCGCTAGATATTCAGACGGTTCTCATTATCAACCAGATAAACGTGCAAAAAATTATAATACTTTCAAATTTCAAAATATTTTGATGGGCACAAGGAGTGAGCTTTGGCTAAAGAAAAAGAACTCTGGAGATTGATTAAAACCAATCTACGAGATATACATCTACAACGAATAGAAACAGGAGCAACAGGTTCTGGAGTGCCTGATGTTAATGGTTGTGCTAAAGGTCAAGAGTTTTGGGTAGAGTTAAAAGAAATACACTCTGGGAACGCACTCACTCTACGACCTATGCAAGTTGCATGGATAGCTAAACGTGCTCAATACGGTGGACAAGTTTTTGTTTTAGCAAGAAAAAATGAAGTTATAAAGTTGTTCCACGTAGATGGTCTACTAGGTGCAAAAGAACTTATTGACGAAGGTTTTAAGAAGAAGGCTCTGGTTAAGCTTGTTCCTCCTTACGATTGGGAGGCTCTCGCTGCTGCTTTACTATCGTAGGTTTCTTCTTTTACTATATACCCCGTAGTTTACAGCTACGCTCATTTAACAGTGCAAACAAAACGGAGGTTTTTTATGGCACATCAAATAGAGACAATGGCGTGGGCGAATCAGGTACCATGGCACGGATTAGGTGTCGAAGTATCTGATGACCTTACACCATTGCAAATGCAGGAGGCAGCAAGTCTTGACTGGACAGTTAGTAAACGTCCAAGTTATACGCTTGACGCACCTGAGTGGAGCGACGACGTGGGGTTAATCCAAGCGGAGAATACTTTCCACATCGTTCGTGATTCTGATAACCGTGTTCTTAGTCATTGTGGTAGGGATTACGTCCCTGTTCAAAACGAGGACATATTTAAGTTCTTTAAACGTTTTACCGAAGCGGGACACATGAAGATGGAGACTGCGGGTAGCTTAAAGGACGGTGCAGAAATTTGGGGTTTAGCTAAAATTTCTGAGGACTTCGAGCTTGCGGGCGAAGACCATATTAAAGGTTACCTTTTAATACACCAACCGCATGTCGTTGGTAAGTCGATGACTGTTAAACTTACACCTATTAGAGTAGTGTGCAATAACACACTTACTTTCGCTTTAGGTGATAAGGGTACAGCGTCTTTCCGTATGCCACACGTTAGAGAGTTTGATGCAGACGTTATGGAAGCTGCGGAAGAAGCTCTAGGGTTATCGGCAGAGAAGATGAGTAAGTTTAAGGAAGCGGCGGAGTTTCTTTCTAAGAAGAAAGCTAAACACCCGCAGTTCTTAGACTTCGTCGGAGAGCTTTACCAACCTAATACCATGCTTACTTATAGGCATGAGCAGAAGCTTAAAGCTGACGGTAAGCTGATCGGTGAGCAAACGCCGCTTATTGATCAATTTAATAAGTACCCTAAATTAGTTGTTGATGCTCTTGAGCAACAACCAGGAGCTCATTTAGCTTCTTCTAAGGGTACTTGGTGGGGTGCATTAAATGCGGTTACCTACGTAGAAGACCACTTACGTGAGTCTCACGAGAAGGGTAATACCCTACACAGCTCATGGTTTGGTGTAGCGGCTAATCGTAAAGCGAAAGCTCTCGATCTAGCTATTAAGTACGCTGAGGTTGCATAATGGCTGACAGCCCAAAAGACTACAAAGTAGACGGTTTCGTGATGAGTAGTGTTTGGGTTGCTTTGTATGAGTCAGGTCAAGAAGACTTGGCTCATGCAATATCGGACATCATGATACAACAAGGTTGTCAAGAACTTATCGGGACTGAAGATCCCGCTATGTTGTTGGCTTTTTGGAGAGGCTATATGGAAGACAGGGGCATGATATATACCGTGCCTGAACCAGAGGAGGTTAATTAATGGCTGAATATAAAATAGAAAAGAATGTACCGTTGCCTACGGATTTACGATCTAAGAACACTTATCCGTTCGAAGATATGGAAGTAGGGGACTCTATATTTATTAAATTAGCGGAAAAAGATGATGCTCAACGCTTACGTAATCGTTTAGCTCAAGCTAGTCGTAATTTTGGTAAGAAACAAGATCCCGAGTGGACTTTTGTTCTTAGATATATGTTAGAGAGCTATGGCTCACTAGAAGTATCAGGAGTTAGGATATGGCGAAAGAGTTAGAACCAACCCAATACGTAAGAGATTTAGAGAAGCACGTAGATCATCAGGCTAACGATTTAGTGAAGGCTAGAGCTCTACTAGAGAAAAGTCTTAATATGATTGATATTGTTCCTAATGCTATGCTTTGGGAAGATGTTGCAAAACTAAAAGATGATATTGGTGATTTTCTCTACGGGGCTGATCGTAATTACGTTAATCAAGGTTAATCGTATAGTGCTTTACTTTCTGAGTTTCGCACTATACAATGGTTATAGTTTGTTGGTAAACAAGCTGAAGGTTGCACTTACGAGTGTGTTATTATAATTTAGAAAGGAGAATGTTATGACTACATCTACAGCTAAAAAGACTGTTAAGAAGTCGATAGCTAAGAAAAATAGTGGGGTTGTGATACCCGAGCCCACTACTTCTAGCAATGGGTCACCTAGAACGCTTTACAAGTTTACAGGTAAAAACCCTGAAGACTGTAAAACTGCTCAAATGAGAGCATTGGTTGACACAGCTGCTACAGCTAAGAAAGAGGATTTAGACTCTTCTAGCTTTACAGCTCAAGACTTAACTAAGTTAGCAGTTAAGATGAAGATACTTGCTACACGTCAGGAGCCGCTTAGAATCTTTAGGTTTTACGCTAAGAGACTGACGGATGAGGGTTACTTCGTCAAAGTCTAATTAATGGGGAGCAAGAGCTCTCAAGTCCTGCGGTTTTGTTATTTGTTTTGCCGCAGGACGACTTAAAAGGAGGAATCCATGTATAAAGTAGAATTAATAGATAACAACGGTAAGATAACGACTACCTCAGTCAGAACGATAGCTCGGATCGTTGTACAAAAAATCAAAGAAAGCGACTTCAGACAGAAAAAATATTTATCAGGTGATGAGTTTGCACTTTATCAGTTGATATTTGATGCCTTCGAAGAAGCAAAAGAAGAACAAGAAGATTCGGTGAGCTGATGACACAATTTAAAGAATTAGTCGAAAGACAAAGAGCTCTACTAAAAGCAGAACAGTGGGGTAGCGAGATAAAATCAGTACACACACATAGACTAAAATCATGTTGGTATGATGATCGACCAGAAGATACAGAACGTGGCTATGTTACTGATTTTGAATACAATAATGGGAAAATAGAGCGGCAACAAAACGACAAGATTATCCACGTTTGGTGGGAGTATGAGAAGAGTGCTGAGCAGATTTTGGAGGACATGTAATAGTGCTTTACTTTGTAGCCTTTGTTCCTTTAATATATCTATATCGTTTAT